CACTCCGTGTCTGGTACAACGGCTGGCGCTGGCGGCGGCGCAGCGCACGAAAACCGTCCTCCTTACTTCGCACTCGCTTACATTATGAAAGCGTGATGTTCACTGAACCAAAATGGCTCACGACGGCAAGACGCTTGATTGGCACTGCCGAACAAGCGGGCAAGTCCAGCAACCCGGTCATTCTCGGCTGGGCTGCTGCGATGGCTCCGTGGGTCAAGGATTTCTACACTGACGATGACATCCCGTGGTGCGGCCTATACGTAGGATACTGCTTGCAAACGAATGGCATCACGCCCCCGAAAGATCTTCTTGCTGCGCGTGCCTATGCGAAATGGGGCGAAGATTGCCCGGTTGCCATCCCCGGCACGGTGCTAGTCTTTTCCCGCAACGGCGGCGGGCATGTCGGGTTTTATGTTGCTGAAGACGAGCATCATTTTCATGTGCTAGGCGGCAACCAAGATAACACGGTGAATGTGACACGGATTGCCAAGTCACGTTGCATCGGGAAACGCTGGCCCGAAGGCCAAAGCAAACCGTGGTTCGGGAAACCAGTCTGGCGTTCCGCGTCTGGCCCGGTTTCTACAAACGAGGCGTAAATGGCTCTCTTTCCAGTCAAACTGCCACCGGGTGTCGTGCGTGGGGCAACACCGTACGAGAACCCGGATCGTTGGTGGGATGTCAATCTAATCCGCTGGCGGCAGGGGGTTCTTGAACCCGTGGGTGGCTGGCAGCGCATTAGCTCGTCTCCAATGGAAACCACGGTGCGTGCGCTCCACGTTTGGAAAGACAATAACAACGTCGAACGGCTCTTGGTCGGGCAGGATGATCGACTGAAGGCGTTGGTCGATGGCACGTATTACGATGTCTCGCCGCCGAACCTCGTTCCGTTGTATGACGCAGGCGGCGTAGGCTTCGGTGTCAATGATTACAACGAAGAAGACTACGGTGATGCACGTTCAACACCATCCGTTGTTTGGCAACCTGTTCCCGGAATGTGGTCCTTCACCAACTGGGGTGAGGATGTCCTTTGCTTGGACAACATCGACGGTCGCGTCCTCTACTACGACGTAAGCACACCAACAGAAGATGTCCATCAGGTCGGCAAAGGGCTGATTTCTTCTGTCTCACGCACTTCTAACACGTCTACGATCACGGTGTCGCACCACCATGATTTTACACCGGGCAGGACTATCGTCATTGCGGGAACGACCGCTGATGGTGGCTCGTTCAACGGCACATTTACTATCGTCGCTACTCCCACACCAACCACATTCACTTATACACAAGGTGGCGCAGGTAACGTCGCAACGACGGCAAACACCGGCACAGCGACATTAAGCAATGTCATCGGTAATGCCGTGGCGGTTTTGACCACGCCGGAGAGGCATGTGATTGCCATCGGCGCGGACAATAACTCGCGTCGTATCGCTTGGTCCTCGCGTGAAGACTATACGGACTGGAACTACGCCAGTACCACGAACACGGCGGGTTACATCGACGTGGAAGCCACGTCACCGCTGCGGACCATCGTGCCCGTGCGCGAAGGTTCATTGGTGTTCTCCGACACGGAAGTCTTCCTCGTCCGTTATGCGGGTCTGCCGTTCATCTATGTCGTGGAGCGTCTGGGTGAGACAAAACTTATCTCCCCGATGGCAACAGCGGTTTTTGAAGGCAAATGCGTCTGGTTCTCCGAAACAGGCTTCCGTCTTTATGAAGGTGGTACAATCGTTAACGTCCCTTGCTCCGTCATGGACTGGATCGTAAACGACACCAACTTCAACGCCGCTCGTCTCAGGAACTTTGGTTGCTGGAACGGTGCGTTCTCGGAAGTGTGGTTCTTCCATCCTTCGGAGAACAGCGAAGAGTGCGACCGCTACGTGATCTGGAACTACGCTGAGAACTGGTGGTCTTTCGGCTATCTGGAACGGACAGCGATGGCCCCTGCTTCGGAACGCGCCCGTCCGCTCATGGCTGGGTCGGACAACCATATCTATGACCATGAGTTTGGCTGGTTGGCGGCGGGTCTGACGCGCGTCGGTACGGTCTGGGCCGAGACGGCCCAACTGGGCATTGGCCCGCCGTCCGACAAAGGCATTGAGATCACGCAGTTGATGCCTGCCAATGCGGAAGGTACGTCATCCATGCGTTTCCGGTTCTACGGGCGGCAAACTCCCGAAGGTGCGGAGCGTACATATGGTCCGTACACTGTACGGACAAATGGCTATGTGGATACGCGCATTTCAAGCCGCGACGTGCGGATGCGGATCGAAGCAAACCAAGACATCTTTTGGTCTTTGGGCACCATCCGTATGGACATTGCAGAGGGACCGCGACGGTGATAATCTATCTTCCACCGGCCCCTCCAGCCTACAATTCGGGGGCTTTTAACCAGATTATTGACGCGCTCCGCCGTGCGTTCCAGCCGATAGTAAGCCAAGATGAGGCTAGTCCTCGCCTGCTGCTGAAAGCGCCAAACGGGACGGTGTATGAGGTAACGGTTAATAACGCTGGTGTCCTCACAACGGTTATCAATGACGGTAAAGACAGAAACCTCTAAAGCTACCCTTTACAAAAAGATGGAGAAGGCTCTCCGTCTTATGGGTTCGACCCACACTTTGGAAGACGTGGTCGATGCGCTGAAGAAGGGGGAGATGCAACTGTTCCATAATGATCGGGCGGTTGTCATCACTGAGATCGCGGTCAGCCCGCGTAGAAAGTTTGCAAACGTGTTTATGTCCGCCGGGGAACTGGACGGCGTAATCGCACTGAAGGGCCAGCTTGTGAAGTGGGCCAAAGATAATGGGATTGAATTTGCTCGGGCTGCGGTCAGACCGGGTTATGAGAAGTACCTAAAGGACGCTGGTTGGAAGACTAAGATGGTCCTGATGGACTTCGATCTAAAAGGAAACTGACATGGGCAGCAAAGCTCCCGCAACCACGACTACGGTGCAGAAAACGGAACTTCCTCCGTGGTTGGAAGATATCACGAAGAAGAACCTTTCGATTGCGGACGAAATTGCAAGCCGTCCTTATCAGGCATACGGCGGCAACCTTGTTGCTGGCTTTGCACCAGAACAGGAACAAGCTTTTGGCATGGCGCAGCGTCAAGCCGGTAGCACCGCACCGCTTTATCAGACTGCGGCGGGGACTGTGTCCGGGTTGACGGGCTATCAGGCTCCTTCGTTCTTGCAAGGCGATGTCTCCGCTTACATGAACCCGTTTATCGGGGAAGTTGAGAACCGTGCTATCGCACGCGGCCAAGAGGCATTGCTCCAGAACTTGAACCAAGTATCGGCGCAGGCTGCGCGTGCGGGTGCGTTCGGTGGTTCGCGTCAGGCCATCCAAGAAGGTGTGGCGCAGGCAGAAGCGGCAAAGAATGTCGCGGACCTGTCCGCCCAACTGCGGATGCAGGGTTATACCGATGCGGCTGGCCGTCTCGAAAACGATCTTGCTCGTCAGATGGCTGGCACGGAAGTGCAAATGCGTGCGGCTGGGATGCTGCCGGGTATCGCGCAGGCGCAGCAAGGTGCGGCGCTCACGGACGCGGCTTCCATCGAAGCCATCGGCGCGCAGCGCCAAGCGTTGGAACAAGCGCAGTTGCAAGATCAGTATCAGCGTTTCATGGAACAGCGTAACTTCCCCATTGAAATGCTCAACCTGCGTCTCGGTGCAACGTCAGCCACGCCATACGGTAAAACAGAAACACGCACTGGTCCGGGAGCGCCGGGTGGTTCGCCGTTCCTCACTGGCCTCGGCGCTGCTGCAACAGGTCTTTCAATGATTTCGAGCATCGCGGCCCTGTAATGAACCTTGCCCTTCATTTCTCTGGGGGTAAAGACAGCCTCGCCTGCCTGCATCTGTTCAAGGATTTCTGGGACAAGATGTACGTGATCTGGGTAAACACCGGGGCAGTCTACCCAGAGATGCTGGAATACATGCACGGTTGGAAAAAGCGACTGCCGCACTTTGTGGAAGTCAATTCAAACCAACCGCAAGACATCAAAGAAAACGGTTGGCCGGTAGATGTCCTGCCAGTCAACAACACGGCGCTTGGATTAGCAATCACAGGTAAATCCGGCCCGCTGTTGCAGCCTTACCTTTCCTGCTGCGCGAACAACATTTGGTTCC